TGGTTGTTCTCGAAGCCGGTCGGGCGGCGCTGCGCCGCAGTGGGCGTCTCGATCTTTACCTTGCGGCCCACGATCGTGCCGTGCTCGATGACGACCTCCTGGCGGACGCCATCTTCCGCCGCGGCGAACGGGTTGTATACCGCATAGGGGACCGCCTCGACCGTCGCGGAGAGCAACTCGTTGCGGTCGACGACCAGGATGCCCTCGAAGCCGATCAGCAGGCGTGGCTGGACGTCGTTGGCAAGATCGAGCGTGTACGTCCGGAGCACGAACGGCGCGGCGCCGATCGTGAAGGTCGGGGTGTTCGCATTGCTCGCGATCTGCGGCTTCTGGAACGCGGCGAGGTCGACCGCTGGGCGCGCCTGGTCGGCGGGGCGGAAGAACAGCCCGGTGATCGTCACCCGGCAGACCGGGATGCCCTGAGCATTGATCGTGATCACCGCGGTGCCGCGCGCGCCGAGGATGACGTGGCGTGACGGGCCGATGTGGAAGTGGATCGCGACGCTCTCGTGTCCGTCGCTGACCGGCACATACTCGACCGAGGTGTTCGGTGTGACGATCTGCGCGGCCGCGCAGGCGCGGAGCAGCGGACCCCAGGCGGGCGCGACGCCGGCGGTGCCCGAGCCGACCAGCTCGAACGATCCGGTCAGCACGACACGCAGACCGGACGGGACCTCCTCCTGCGCGCCGAGGTATGGCAGCTCCAGGTTGCGGCTGACGTCCTCGCCCTCCATCGGCTGGAGCGACACGTCGGTCAGCAGCATCGCGTTGAGCGCGCCAGTTGGCGCCGGGTCGGTCGCGTAGACGGCTTCCGGCTTGACCAGGATGATCTTCGACTTCCAGTTGATCGCCACGGATCAGGCCTCCTGCTTGGATGCGGCGGGCGCACCGTCGGGAGCGGCGGACGCCTGCTTAGTCGCCTCGACGCGCTTCAGCTTGCCGTCCTCCTGGCGGATGTAGCTGCCGCCTTCGCTCGGCATCTGGGGCGGTGTCTCGGTCTTCCTGGCGGTCATCGTACGATCCTCAATTGGTCCTCGATCGCGAAATCGAGCTGGTAGGTGAGCGTGCCCTGCTGGAGGCTGACGAGCTCGCCGCGGCGGAGCACGTAGACCCCGAAGCCGTCCTCGGGCCCGACGCCGGCGACGGCGTTGATCACGTCGGTGATCAGCGGTTCGAGCTGGTCGAGTGCGGCCGCCCCGGTGGCATCGCCGGCAGCGCGGGTGACGAGCAGCACGCCCTCCAGCCACTCGATGGCCTGGCGGTACAGGCCCGTGACCGCGTCCGCCTGTCCGCCGCGCAGGCCCAGCGGCAGCGTGAATGCGGCGGGGCAGACTTGCGGCAGCGCGTTGCGCGCCATCAGCTCCGACAGCTTGGCCGCGCCGTAGACGCGCCCGGCGAGGGCAGGGATGCCGCCGACCAGGTCGGCCATTACGCCCATCAGATGAACCCGGTCATCGTCTCGGGGCTCAGCGGCCGCTCGCGGTCGATCGCGACCACGCCGCCCGCGCCCGAGGTGGCGGGTTCGAGCCCAGCGAGGTCGAGCCGCTTGCGCCCTGCGGCGATGTCGCCGAGGTCCTTCAGCGCCTGCTGATAGTCCTCTTTGATCTTGGGATCGGGAGCGAAGACGTGCAGCTGGTAGATCGCGATGCGCAGGGCAATCTCCGCGATCGCGGCATGCGGCTCAGCAAGAGGCAGGCGGTAGCGGACCGCAAGCGACGCATCGATCACCGCGTCCGTGTCCCCGAGGGCCTGCGCCACGACGCTCTCGTCGACAACCCCGGCCGGCACGGGCGCGCGGTCGGTGAGCTGCACCAGCATCGCCTCCCCGAACCGGCCGAGGAGCGCCGAGAGCGTCGTGTAGGTCACTGGTCAGGCTTCCTCGCCGTCCAGCCACTCGGTGCCGGCAGCGATCGCCGTGCCCGAGCGGAGTCGCACGAACTCGGCGTGGGTGACCGCGACGCGGTCGCCGGGCGGCACGGCCACGCCGTCGTGCTCGACGTCGAAGGTGACGGGAAAGGTTCGGCGCGGTTCGTCCAAGTCACGCTCCGCGGCAGCGCGGGGCTGCCCCGGCGCGATCGGCGGCAGCTCCAGCTCGTCGCGGAGCCGCTCCACCGTGTCGGCCGCCAGGATCACGACGCCGAAGCCTGCTGCGCTGAGGTCGCGGCGGAGCAGGTCGAATACGTCGGGCTTGCCGTGCAACCGTCCGAAGCCGGCGTCTATGGCGAGGGCCGCGTGGTCGAGGGATCCCAGGACCCCGTCGTCGATCGCGTCTTCCAACGCCCGCCGGATCGCGGCCGCGCCGTCCGTGATTGCTTCCGCCCGCACGAGCGGGGTCAGCTGGTCGGAGGGCAGCGGCACCGAGCCGTCGACGTGGACCAGCGCCGCGTGCGCGGCGCGGCTGACGACGTCGCCCTCCGGCAGCGTCGGCGACGGCAGCGGCGGCGAGGGTGGCTCGGCGGCGACTGCTCCGGCGCCCGGAGCGAACTCGGCCGCGGGAACGCGCGTCGCGCTGATCTGGTCGGAAGGCAGCGGCACCGCGGCAGTCACCGCGGGCGCCGTGCCCGTCGCGTCGGTTGCGGCGGCAAGCGGAACGCCACCGGCAGGCTCCGGCGGCACGACGGGCGGCGCGGCCTCGGGCGGGAGCACGTCGGCCGCAGCCGCAGGCGCGACATGCTCCGTCGCGGCGGCCGACAGCAGCTTCGCCTTGTCGGCAGCGGCGGTGCGAGGGTTGCGCTTCATGCGACCGCTCCCTCGATCAGGTAACCGACGTCCTGGGCGACGATCAGCTCCTTGACGCGCTCACCCGTCCGGATGCGGAACCCGCCCTGCAAGCCCACGTCCGGATCCTCGATCCGCCCCGCGACCCGTCCGCCGTACTGCGCGGTGAGGCCAAAGGTGATCCCGCCCTGCTCCGCGGTCGCGAGCGGGTTGATGTGGGTAAGCGAGATGCTCTTGCCCCACGCCCGGCTGAGCGTCACCGGCTGGCCGGGACGCGCGGTATTGAAGAACGCGTCGCCGATCAGCACGCGCTGGATGCCCTCGCCCGCGAACAGCTCGCGGAACTGGTCGATCGTGACGATGCCCGCCGACGTCACGTTGCCCTTGACCGCGTTGACGACCTTGGGGTGCGACGAGAGCTTGGACCAGACCGAACGGCCCAGCGTCATCGTGTTGGGCCGCTGCACCAGCGTCGCGTCCATGCCCGCGCGGATCACGCCGATCGGGTCGGAGTTGGCGTAGTCGTTGAGCTGGCTGGTGCCCGCGAGCAGGACCTTGCGGCCGACTGCGTAGTTCGCGGGGTTGTGGACGATGTTGGCGACGCGGACCTCGCGGACGTTCATCAGCGTGTCGGTCAGCATCATCACCGCGTGACCCTCGGGATCGAAGGTCGACACGCCGCGCTCGCGCGCCTCGTTGGCGGCGAGGACGTCCGAGTTGGGGATCGGGCTGTCGAAGCCAAAGTCCTCGACCGCCGACGCCCGCTCGCGCCCGCCGAACTCCAGGCTCTGGACGCGGCCGGTGCGCCCCACGCGGGCATCGGGGATGTTGAAGCTTTCCTCGATCGGATACTCGGTCCACTTGAAGTTCTCCGCGCCGACGGGCGTGCGCGGCAGGACCTGGTCGGCGATGTAGAAGCTCGCCGGGTTGCGGTAGCCGATCGCGACCGCGGTCAGCACCGGGTCAACGACGAAAGGACGATCCACCATGTGATTAAGCTCCCAGGACGCCGGGGGCGGCCATGTAGTTGATGATGTCGTCCAGGACGCCGGGGCGCTGGGCGAAGCCGATGATCCGCTGGCCCGCGACGGTCGCCTTGATCGCCTTGGCCGACGCGTTGGCGGTGAGCGGGTCGCCCGCGCCGACGGTCCCGCCGAGCTGGACCGGGACGACGCCCAGCAGCTCGACGTCGACCATCGATGCGGCCGGACCGCCGAATTTGCCGGTGGTGCCCGCGAGCGGCTGGGTTGCCGAGGTGGCGTGGCCGATCTTGTTGCTGTTCGCCGCGTCTACGAACGCGACGATACGATAGCCCGCGCAGGGCGCGGCCGCCTCGAACGAGCGGGTGAGCAGGCGCATCATGCGGTCTTCCCCTCATGAACGGCGCGCACGGCGGCCGCGAAGTCGATGGTGACGCCCTGCGCCTCCAGCTTCTTCTGGTAGGCACCCGCCTTCTGGGAGAGCAGCGCGGGGCTCTCGGGTGCGCCCTCGGTGGGCAGATCGACCACCGTGGTGCGGCCGGGTGCGAGGACAGGCATGGCGTTGATCAACTTCTCCGCACGGGCGGGCTCGGCCATGTGCATCGTGATGTAGTCGTCGCGGACCGGCTTCACGCCGACGCGGCCCGCCGCAATCGCCGCGTCGACGAAGGCGGTTGCCTTGTCGCGCTTCCGCTCCTCGGTGACCGCGTTCAACGTCGTGGTGACGGTGGCAAGCTCGGACTGGAGCGCGACGAGCTTGGTGTCGGCGCCGCCCTTCAGCCGCTCAACGCCGGCGAGCACCGTGGGCGCGTCGGCGCCCTCAGCAACGCCCGCGGCGCGCGCAATCGGCGCCAGCGCCGCCTGGAGCGCGACCGCGCCCCCGTTTGCGGCCGTGACCGCGGCGACGATCGCCGCGTCGTCGGCCTCGCCGTCCAGGCCCAGGGCCTGGATCAGCGACTCTCGTAAAGGCATGTCGTTCTCCCGGTGGTGCAGGGCGGTCAGCCCGGCGATATTCGGTAGGTTGGTTAGGCTGGCGCGCGCGATCGCGACGACCGTTCCGTCAGGGCGGTGGACGATGGCAGGAGACACGCCGCGATATTCGCGGCGCTCGGCGATGCCGCGGCCCTCGGGCGTCCAGTCGACCCGCCCCCAGATGCCGTCGGCCCGGTGCTGGAGTTCGACGATCCAGCCGCGGGCAGGAGCCGGCAGCCCCTGCGGCGCAGCGAGGTCGGTTGCGTGGTTCTCGTCCAGGACCAGCTTGCCGCCGCTCGCCATCGAGGCGGCTATGATGGCGGCGGCGTCAGTCACCCGGTAGGGCCCGCGACCGTCGACCGTGCGCGCCTCGCCACGCGGCAGCAGGTGTAGCCACTCGGGCGCCTGCCCGTCGGTCCCGTTGATGCTGATCGCCGCGCAAAGGGCGGTGCCGGTCTTCATGCCGTCGGTAGTGCCGCGGCGGGTGGCCGCGAAACATGCCCGCCGAGGCGGGCATCAGCGGTGCTTCAGAGCCCTCTCAGGCGACTCTTGAACTGTCGCCAGCCTAACCGGCAACGAAGCGCGGGGCTAGTCGCCGATCGCCTCCGCGAGGTGCTCGTCGACGATATCGAGGATGTTGCGCTCGTCGGTGTCGGAGATGCCCAGCCACACCCGGGCGGGGATCGTGCCCCAGGGGAGCGGCCTCCCGGCCTTGTCGGCACCGAATGCTCCCTTCGCGGCGCCGCCCTGCATCACGCCCGAGTATTCGAGGGCAGAGCCGAGCTCCACCGCGTCACGCCCGGCAAACATCGCGATCTCACGTCCGAGCCGTTCGGACGGACCGATCAACGGATTGGGCCTGCTGCCGTCGCCACGTGCACGATACCGCGCGATCGTCGCAGGCTTCTTCGGCTGCCACCGCGTGCCGTCGGGGGCCTCGCCCCGCAGGAAGCGCTGGCGGGTCGCCTCGACCATGTACTCGCCGATCGCGTGGTGGACCGGCGTCAGGTCTTCGAGCACGTCCGCGGCACGGTCGAGGCGCGCAGAGATCGGGCTAGTGTTGATGTCGAGGCGGATCATCGCTACCTTTCACTCGTGAGGCGCGGGCATCGCGTCGCCGGGCCCATAACCCGGAGCCGCCCTGGACGTTCAGACACGGGGACGCGCCTCACGCTTTTGCCCGGATGTAGAACGTCTTCAGCCCCAGCGTGCGACGCTTGCCGCGGATCGCGAAGACTGCGACGTAGCGTTTGCCGTCGATCTCCTTCTCCAGGATCACGAGCGGCTCGCCTATCTCGGACACCCCGCCGTCGGCTCGCGCATCGGGCGCCGCGATGATCCGGGGCAAGAGCCCGTAGTCCGCCTCCTCGACCGGCACCTGGCCGCGCGCATATTCGCCCGTGCCGCCATGCTTGCGAGCGACGTGCAGGATATCCGATCGGGCGAGCGAATAGTCGAAGCCTGCGACGTCGACGCCCTTCATGCCCGCGATCGCGCGGATGTCGACCGAGGTCGCGGCGCCGAGCGTCCAGGCCGGCTGGACCGTCGCCTCGCCGCCGTGGCCGAGGACACGACGGGCGTAGCGCCGCGCATCGTCGGCAACCGACGGCAGTCGCCGGTACGCCTGCGCGAGCGCATCGCGCTGCTCGGCAGGGAGGTCGGCCATGAAGGCCTTGGCGATCTGGTGATCCCAGTGCCGGACCTTCTCGGCCGCGACCCGCACGGCGCTGGCGACGCTTGCTCCCGGCGCATAGCCCCAGCCTTTGCCGATTCCGGCGGGCTCGCCGGTACGTCGATCGATCTTGTCCCTGTCGGCCGGTAGCGCCTTGTCGGGATCGCCGCCGAGCCGGCGCACGCCGGCGGCGGTGCGCGCGCCGACGACGTAGCAGCTGCACCCCCAGTCGCTGGGCGGCGAGTGGGTGACCCAGAACGGGTGATCGGGCGGCAGTGCGAGGCCGTTCCAGCTCAGATGCTCGGGCCGGGGATCCTGCGATCCGCCGTGCCGGTAGACCCACAGCTTGAAATTGCCCGCTTCCAGCTGCGCACGACGGCCGGCGGCGTAGCTGACGCTGGCGT